GTGCTGCTGATAAATGGGATTACGGTTTATTAAAACAATTTTTTAATAAAAACAAGATTAAACCAGACAGAGTAACAACTTTGCCCAATGTAGATAGAGCATTTGTGGTAGTTCCTGGACCACAAAACGTAGACTATGAAGATCAAATATCCAAAGAGTTAAATAAGATAGGTAGAGTAGTTTTATTCATTACTGGAGATGAAAGTGCTACATTTAAAGTTGATAAGATAAAACATAAAAATATTGAAATTTGGATTCAATACCCGCACAAAAAACATTCACAATATAATAAGTTAGCCTTGGGTGTTCCACAACACTTATCAAATAATTTACCAAAGTATCAAGATAAATCATATGATGTATTTTTTTCAGGGCAGATAACGCATGCAAGAAGGCAGGAACTTGCAACTGTTATGCCTAACATACCAAACTCTTTTTATAATCCAACAACGGGCTTTGCAGAAGGGTTAAAACCAAAACAGTATTACCAAAAAATGTTTTTATCAAAAATTGTTCCTTGCCCTAGCGGAGCAATAGTTATTGATTCATTTAGGTTTTACGAAGCAATTGAAATGCTTTGCCTACCCATTGGAGATAAATTAGACTCAAAAATGCAGAATACAGATTTTTTTAATTTTTTATTTGAAGATAATCATTTAATAAAAACTGTTGAGAATTGGCAACACTTGCCTCAATTGCTACCTGAATTATTAAATAATTATACATCTGAAATTCATCAAATAGTTTGTTGGTGGATTAAGTATAAAAGAAATTTATTTATTAAGTTAATGAGGCAAGTAAATGCATAAAAGAGATATAACAATTGTTATGGCTACATCTGTAATTCCAAATCATCCAAGTACAACAATGATAGAACAAACTATTAGTGATATTCGTGTTCACTTTCCAGACAACGAAATTATTATGCAAATAGATGGTCTTAGAGAAGAACAACAAAACCGTAAAAAAGATTACGATGAATATAAAAATCGTATTTTGTGGAAGTGTTTACATGAAGATAAAAACATTTTACCTTTTATATTTAAAGAACATAGCCATCAAACTAACATGATGCGTCAAACAATTACTGAAGTTAAAACACCTCTATTACTTTATGTTGAAGGTGATGCTCCTTTAACTCCAGATGTACCAATAGACTGGGATAAGTGCTTGGACATGTTTGAATACAATAAAGCAAACACTATTCGTTTTCATTATGAATCATTTATACCAAAAGATCACGAGCACCTTATGTTTGGCTTAGAGGATGGATTTATGAAAACTATGCAGTGGAGTCAACGACCACACCTAAGTAGAAAAAAATATTACAAAGATATTGTTCTTCCAAGATGTAATGATAAATTTTTTATAGAAGATACATTTCATGGTGCAATTCAAGATGACATATCTCCGTATGAATTATTTAGTCAAGAAGGCTGGGACATACACAAACTTTGGATATATCATCCTGAAGGTAGTATTAAGCGTTCTTATCATTTAGATGGTCGTCAGGGTACCCGCAAATTTACGGTAGATGATGAAACTTGGGGGTATAAAGAATGAGACTAGGGATTATAGCAAGATGTGATAACACTGGTCTTGGCAATCAAACAAAAGAGTTAGTAAAAATGTTAAATCCTCATAAGATTTTACTTATTGACTCATATTCTTTTAATAACAATAAACAATACCCGCAGTGGTATGACGGACATAATGTAATAAAAACAATAAAGGGTATGCCTAGAACAAAAGAAATTCTTGATTTTTTAGATAATGTCGATGTTGTTATTAGTTGTGAAACATTTTACCATTTAGACTTTGTGGATATAGCAAGAAAAAGAAATATAAAAACAATATTGCAATATAACTATGAACTATTTGGAAATTTAGTTCATCCAGAGTGGCCTTTACCAGATGTACTATTATCACCAAGCAGTTGGAATATAGATGTTGTTAAAGAAAAATTTGGATTAAAATGCAAGGTATATCATCTACCACCACCAACAGATACATCATTATTTAATACTGCAAGAGAAAATAACCTATCAAAAACCCATAAACGAATACTCCATATTGCTGGTAAAAAAGCAGCCAAAGATAGAAATGGAACTAATACCGTAGTAGAAATGCTTAAACATTCTAGTGCAGATTATGAACTTGTAATAGCAACACAAACCCCCCTAGACTTTATAACTAAGGATAGCCGTTTAAAAATAAACAAAGACAATGTTAGAAATAGAGAAGACTTATACAACGGCTATGATGCTATGGTTCTTCCTAGACGTTATGCTGGTCTTTGTTTACCTATGAATGAGGCTTTAATTTCTGGTCTACCCGTTTTTATGACAGACATATCACCTAATAATCAAATACTTCCACACAACTGGTTAGTAGGTTCAAATAAAATTGGTGAGTTTAAAACTAAATCAATGGTAGATATATATGAGGCTGACGCAACAAAATTAGGTAAAACAATAGATAACTATATTAATAGTAATAGTATAAATAAAGATAAAAATACTGCGGTAGAACTTGGTTTTAATAATTTTTCTGTTGAGGTATTAAAAGACAAATGGTTAAATATTATAAATGAATAAACAGAAAAGCCAGCCTATTTCTAGACTGGCTATCTGATAAAAGATAAACTACTTTACAGCAAAACGACCTCCGCCGCTTCCACTCTTTTTTGCAGTTTTCTTTGTTGGTGCTTTTGTAGACTTAAGAGCCTTAGCAACTTCAGCAGCATCAGGCAAGATGCCAAATGCCTTATCTGCAGGATTTAGCGCTCTTAACGCAACGGGCGCTATAGCAGCAACTAATGCAGCCCATAGATCTTTTGGATCTGTTACGCCAGCCATGTAAAGAGCAATTACTGCACCAAGAACAGATCGTCCATATGATGCTAGCATTGCCTTAGTCTTATCATTGATTAGGTTATTCATTTTATCCTCCTAGGATTTTTCTATATTAGTATAGCATATGACTACAGCGTAGTCAATTTGATGAACAACAAATAAATTAAAAGTTGTCATCAAAATCTTTTTCTTTGTATTTTTTAATAAATTTTATAAGAAATTCTTTTTCTTCAATATTTTCTGAACGAAGCAAAATATTTTTTATATTTTTTTCTTTTAATAAATTTAATAAATTTTCAAATTCAACATGTGTGAAAAAAAACATATCTTGGTTTTTTTGTTTTTTATTCAACAAGTCTAATTCTTTTTGTGTTTTTCTTATTATTGGATTAATATATATAGTAGTATTATGGTTGTTTATGCTAAACTTATTTTGTATGTAAACAGAGTACGGAACAATGATTTTATTATTATATTTATTTGCTATATTATAAACGTGTTCATTAGTAACAGAAACATAAAAATTTAAACTATCTGCATTCATATTATTTAAAACTTTTAAATATTCTATTAAATAATTGTTTTTTTCTATATTAGAAGACAGATCGTTTACTGAACCTAATACTCCACCAAAAACTTTTTCAGTTTCGTAAGACCATCCAGAGACAAGATTAATTTCTAATTGATTAGGAACTATTTCATTTAATGAACGATTAATCATATATAAATATTGTGGAGAAATAGAATAAGGTCTAATTGCTACCATATATTTTAAATTATAATTTAAATTGGCATATTTAGCAATTTTAGTAAAAAAATCACCACTATGAAGTCCATACGCAAAAAGCACACCATGAAAATGATGATCTGATAATTCTTGTAATTTATCTACAATTTCATTATGTATGCTAAACCAATAAAAATTCATGTCCCCTATTTTTCTGATTCATAATATTTATTAATATAATATCTAATTGCTTCAAATTCTCTAAATGGATAAGCATTTAAAAGCAACTGAGTTATACCTTTTTCTTTAGCACTTTTTATAAAAGAAACAAATTCATCGTAGGTAAAAAACTCAATATCTGATACTGGATTTGATGTTTCTCCTTCACGCCAAATTGGACGATATGCGTAATCTTCTGGTAATTTTTCTAATGCCGAAATATCTTTTCTAATAACAGGGGTTACTGCTAACATAACTTTATTATAATTTAAATCTAATGGTTTTTTTACAATTTTTTTTCCAGTCCATTTATCAATTTCTTCCCAATATTGAGATTTATACACTTTGTAAGGCAAAATTATTTTACTATCATATCTATTTGCTGCTTTTTCTACAGTAGGGTTAGTTGTTGATATATAAAAATCTAATGGATTCTTTTTATTTCCTTCCATTTTATTTAAAATATCTATATATTTAATAAGATGATTAGATCTATCAATGTTGTTTGGTGGAGCCGTAGACTCAATAGATTCTTCAAAAAGTCCTCCAAAACCTTCTTCATGACTTTTTAGATATCCAGAAATAAAATTTATTTGCAATCTATTGCCATTTAATATTTGAGTCATACTATTATTAATCATACAAAGATATTGTGGGGAAATTGCATACGGCCTTATTGCAATTAAATATTTTGTTTTTTGATCTGGATTTGCTTGTTGTGCTAATTTTGTAAATATATCTCCTTGAGTTACATCATATGTAAACATAAGACCTGTAAATTTAGATTTATCTATTTCGTCTAAAAATCCTGGCACAAAATTTCCACCGAAATAATAAAATTCCATTATGTGTTTTTTATTTCTGACTCATCTGGTAAAAATTTTTTTAAATCTTTATATGCAGTAGTTATTTTTTTCATACCATCATTTAAAGGATTTCCTTCTTGTAAAGAATTAAACTCATCAAAATAATTAATAGTTGGATCTACCTCTTCAACAAATTTAACTAAACCCTTTTGAACATCTTCGATATATGTAAAAGCCCAGTCACGAGAATCTGATAAGAACTTAATAAAATTTTCTCTATGTATGTCATTATCAGTTAATTCTTGATTTGTTTTAACTGATTCAGCCTGCTGATTAAGTTTAAAATTTTCTAAAAATAATTGAGCGGAAGTCAAACTAAGACTTCTTAATTTATATGAAACTGTTAAATATGATATAGCAAAAGAAACTGACAAAACTATAAAAAATATCAATAAACCAGTTTTCACGATACTACTCTCCCCTCAATATGAGTTGCCCAATAATATAAACATTTATCACAACAAGGTCTATTATACTCGTTCTTAGTCTCCATGTAAAACTCAGCATAGTAGATAGGGTCCTTACGATATAAGTTAGCCCTATGAGTGATATTTACACGGTTTATGTGAGAAGGCTTGTTCCAGACTGGCTTACCAGTACCCCAAATCTGCCCACAAACAGCCTCTAGAGCCTCTATATTGGCTTCGTTCTTATCTGTCCTTATACCTCTTGCTTTGGCTTCTTTAATCATAACCTTAGCATAGTTACGTAATGACCATTCAGCATTTTTCCACATCAATACCGCTGGATGATTGCGCCATGCCCCTGATGGGGACTTTCCAGACAAAACCTTAAGTATCTGATAGGTTTCTAATATCTGTTTATTTAATCTTTTATTATCTAATATTTCTGCACACTGATCATAATCTTTATAAGGTAGAAAGGTTTGCATTATTTAATGGCCTCTCTAGTAATCATAACTATTGCCCCATTGTCTTCTAAAGCCTTCTTTACTCTTACCATATATTCTATCGCCTGTCGCTTCTCTGTGTCAAATAGGCGCATAAACATAGCCTCATTGGCCTTAACTGTAATAAAGTGTTCGTTGTCTATAATATCTACCTTGAAATTTTTAGGAGATGGTATTGAATGAAAAGCCATTTTCATTTTATCTGTATACATTATTGTTCCATTGTTAGGGATTGCCAAGTAATTGACCAGTCTTGTTTGGTTTTATGATTGTTAAATTCTCTTGAAACTTCTCCGCCTTCTAAATAAACACCACCCCAAACTCCCCATTCTTTACCAGATATACCAACAGCAAAACATGTTTTGGCTACTGGACACATCTGACACATAGAGTCAACAACTCCACGGCTAGAAGGATTGTCTTCATACTTATCAAAATATATGTTAGTGTCAAGACCTAAACATATTGCATCGTCTTTCCATAAATGCTGTTTCATTTTTAATCTCGATACTTATTTGGAATATCCCAACCATTACGACCAGGTGAATAAATTTTATGTACATACCACTTATCTTTTACTCTAATGCCTGTTGGAGATGTCTTTGCGATCTCTGATTCTTTTAAATCAATAACATCCCAACCATTCCAAATTAAATTATTGTTTTTGGAAACAATTTTTTCCATTGTATTTAAACTTCTAATTAACATAAATACCCCCTAGTATTTAAATATACCAATTTCTATATTTTTTAGTTGTGCGTCTGAAACTAACTTAGATATTTTTTCATTTGGCTTACTTAAAAATGCAAAATAATTTATTTGATCTAAATTTTCTTTCATCCAAAGCGGAGCAACCTTATAAAATTTTATTTTTTTCCCTCTTGCTTTCATTCCTTTTTCTGATACATTAGAGAATTCTGAAACAAAAGAGTTTACTTTTGCGGGACCAGCAGAATAAATAATAAACTCATTATCTTCCTGATTCATATTTGACATGGCAACACCCATGGAGCGAATAAAAACTCCATAGTCATTGAACTCATTGGTTCCCTGAACTGCCACGATCATTTCTTTTCCCATCCCTTAAACTATCTAGTATAAATAGCATCTTATCTAAATCTACCTTTGACAAACTATCTATGTCTACTGGCTTTGTAGTGCTTTTTTGTACCTCACCATTAACAGCCTCTGCAACATAAAATTTATTGTTAGATACCCAGTAAGCCTGATTACCTAGAACAATAACCTTAATCATACCTTTTTGTCTATGCTTTGTCAACTGCGTAGAGTTATCACTATTTGCTAAAGAAATTGAAAAAAAATGTTTTAACAATCTATGTATATCGCTTTGGCGAGACAAAGTCATTAAGTTTTTCTTTTTTTCAGTTTTCTTTGTTCTATTAATTATAAACCAAATAGCCCCTAATGTCAAGAATCCTGCTATTAATTCTTGCATTATCGTAATATTTTATTTTTTACCTGAAGCAGACTTATTGTTTGCTTGTAGTTCTACAGTGTCTTGAAGTGCAGTAATCCTATTTAACTTTATTTGCAATTGCAATAAATTAAATTCAAGATCTGCGCTTTTTTGTTTATAAAAAATAACTAATTGCTTTATTTCTTCTAGACTTAAATCCTCCATTTTACCCCTTTCTAAAACTAAATGGACTTCCGTTCCAAACCTTTTCAACCTGTTTTTTTTCTCTTTCTACAATTGCACGACTCCACGAAAATCCTGCATCTCCACCCCATGCGTCCCACATAATTCTGCCGTTAGATGGAAACTCTGGACCAGAATAAAAACCTTTTCCTTTTTTATCTACTTCATGACGAGAAAAGAAAGAGAACATTCTTTTAACGGTACTAAGAGACATTGCTCTACCAGAAACTATATCAGTTGCACGACCCCAACCTACAGGAGTTCCTGCACCAGTTGCTTTTCCATCTTCTTTCCACTTTAATGCACGTCTAGCAGCAGCCTTCATGCCAGAGGTAGGGCTATATGTATCAGCCATTTTTCTTGTCCCGTTTTTGTTGTTTAGCAACACGTTTTTCTTTTAGTGTCATCTTTGGTTCTTTTTTTGTATTAACATTACCTTTTTGTTCTTTATTAGCCATTACTTACCACCCCTTTTTGTTTTGTTTTATATGGACCCAAGTCTGCTTTTACACTACCGTCTTTTCTTAAACGAACAATCCTACCATCTTTAATTTGCATTGGATTAAATCCGTGATTTTTAAAATAAGATCCTGAAGATTTTTTAGACATTATTTTATTAAATCCCTTGGATCAAAAATGCCACCATCCCAAATACCTTTAGTAATTTCTTTTTCTGCTTTATAAGTTCCGCCACGGCGCTTGTATTCTTGCACAACCCAAGAGTTTGCAACTGCAGATGGATATACGTCAAATTTATCTTTTGCTGCTTGTACTACCGCTGCATAAAGTTTTGGGTTTGAAGGTGATGACCCACCCCGTCTTGGCTTAATCATATCTTCATAATTTGGTTTTTTTGCTTTGTCCATCTCCACGTTTTCTCCTTTATTTACGGGAACACAGTTAGGAACCATGCGTCCACCTTTATCTTTCATACCTCTTTGCTCATACCCAACCCAACATGCCTTTTGCATATTGTCCCATTTATCTTCTTCTTCGTTATCTGAGTAGTATGTCATACTATCTATTATATCAGGCTTTGGGGTGCAAAAGTCGTATGATTTCAAAAAGGTTCCACCTGTTTTTTTTGGATAAACCCCCTACTGCAACTTGATCAAAAGCCTTTTTAGATAGGGTAATTATGGGTTCTGAAGCAAAAAAATCTATTTCTAAAAAACCTTTTTCCCATAATTCCATGACGCAAGAATTCACATCTGTTATATGCTCATTATATAAATCTGGCATAAGGTTTTTAATTTTAGGGGTAAAAGAATACAGCAATTCACCAGTTTCTTCGTCAACGCCTACAGTTTCTAGCCCTCCATTAAGAATGAGTTTTTCAATTATTTCTTGTTCTTCGTTACTCATTATTTATAAACTCCAACAAAGACTGTTGAGTTTGTGCACCAACCATGCGCTTAATTTCTTTTTCATTTTTAAATAATATAAAAGTAGGAACTGATTTTATCTCAAACCTTTTAACAAGTAATTGCTCATAGTCAGCATCAATTATTTGAAACTGATAACCATCTTTTTTTAATTCTTCAACAATTGGTCGTGTTTTTTTGCAAGGACCGCACCACTCTGCCGTAAAATAAAAAATTGTTTTCATTTACCAGACTTTGCTCTAGCCTTTTTTAATGCCTCAAAATCTTTTACTTTAGCATCTCCCATGTATCCCCAAGCATATCCATCGTTAATCATCTTATCATTTAATGATTCTGTGTTGCCATTTACGTATATCCAGCCAAGAATACGACCAAACTTTTCAGTTGAATTCATCTTTTCTGTTTTAATTACAACAGACTTAGCATCTTTAAGATGTTTCTTTAAGTATTCTTTAGATTCAAGACCAAGCGCTTTTTCAACTTTATCTGTTGTGCGTGATTCTGGAGTATCAATACCTGCCAAACGAACACGGGAAGAAAATAGAATATCAAATCCTAAATCAATAATTACATCAATGGTATCTCCATCAACAACATTCTTAACTTCTTTTACAAAATACTGATACATTATATTGCTCCAATCGCTCTATTTTCTATTAGTTTTTCACGCTCATCAACAACTTCTAACATAAAAGACATCATTTTTTTATATGATTCTGGATTATTCATAATCTTATCATAGTGATGACTGCAAAACATTAACTCTCCAGAAGCACCTTTTACTTTAACTAATGCTTGTGCTAGACATGTATCACAGCGATCTTTTGCATTTAAAATCCACTCTTTTGGCTTTACGCTTGGATGATCTTTAATTGCGTTGTTCATAGTATTATTATACATCTACTTTCTGTTGTCGGTTGAATAAAATCCACTACCATTAAAAATTGCAGCAGGAGCACTCCAAAGTCTTTGCATTGATTGATTACAACATACTGGATATTTGTCTTCATTTATTGTTTTTTCAAACTCAATTTGTGAAGAACAAACAGAACATCTATAATCATATCTTGGCATTTAGGCACTCCTTTCTTTTAAAAAAATAGTGAGCAGTTTCTGGACATGCTCAGGTCTTATATATATTATACAGTGTTAGTTACTTTTTTGCAACTTTGATAGCAATTTCTTTTGGCTTTTTATCTTCTGGAATAATGCGATCAATGTCAATGTGTAACATACCATCTTTCATTTCAGCACCAGTTACTTCCATGTATT